TCCATTTGCGGCTCGTGGTGGTTTCGGAGCCCCAGCCGGGGCTGTCGAAGTCGCCGTCGTCCTCGGTCGAGGGCTCGATGGTGCACACGAAGTCGTTCGTGGCGAGGATGTCGACCCATTCGGGGAGCTCGAACGTGCCGCCGCCCACGCCTTCTGTGTCGTTCACTTGCACCCACCACTTGTGGACGAACGTGCTGGCGCCGAGGGGTACTCTGGCTGTTACTGGCATGGTCGCGCTCCTTTACGTGCGGTTGGCTGAGGGCCGGTGGGCCGAGACGGAGTAGTTGGATGAGGTGGACCATCTCGAGTTTCCGTCTTGCCCGAGGCTGGCCGGTCCTGACGCGCGGTGAATCTGCCCGACCGTGACGCCCGTTGAGAGCGTGATGTCGAGCTTGTTCTGGAGCAGGTTGAAGATGGCGTCTTCGAGGTTGTCGACAAGGCGCTTATCGGCCCCTTGGGCGCGGCAGCGGACCTGTACGCGCACCGCTGAATCGGACAGCGCCGGATCGTCGTCGGAATCGTAGACCGTGAGCGTTACGATCCGGTCTGGCGTCTGCGGGATGCTGCCGAGCACGATGCCGGTTTCGAGCGCGGTGAAGACGCCGGACGTTCTATAGGTTGCCTCGATGCCGCCCGCCGCGAGGTGGACGGCGAGGCCGGTCAGGAGGTTGCTTTGGAATCCGGCGGCGAGGGTCATCCGAGCGCCGCCTTGATCTCGCGGGCGATGAGGTCTTCAACCTTGCGCTTCACGCCGGCATCGTTGATCGGCGTCTCGAGGTACTTGGCCTGGCGCTGGTGGCCGTCGACGACGTCGTGATGCCATGTCAGTTCCTCGTGCTGGCGCCGGGCGTAGGGTGTGTCATACGTGACCGCCGCCTGCATGCCTTCGCCACCGACGAGCCCGACCTGCTCGGGGGGCCACGGGTGGCCCGACTTGAGCAGGGTCGACTCTTCGATCGGCACAATCCGATTCGCCTCTTCGAGCACATGCTCGGCGCCGAGCATGAGCCCACGAGCGGTGCCGGCGCGCTCGCTGTCCTTCACCTTGGCGCCATACCATTTGAGGTGCAGGGTCATGAGCACACGACCTTCAGATGGTGCATCTGGCCACGGAATGTCTGCGGGTTGGCTGCCAGCACTGTACTCGTGCGGCCGTCAATGGTGAGCCGCGATTCAGGCATGAACTGCGCAGCATCGTCGGGATGGGCTTGGCCGGTCCCCTCGGACACAACCTCTTCGCCGTTCGCGTTGCGCGCGAGGCGGCGCGTGCCGTCATAGTTCCAGCGAATGGTGACGGGATCGGCGTACGCGGCACCGTAGGCGCCCTCGCCCGTCCACGTCTCGACGGTGACGGTGTCCTTGAGCATTGACCGCCGAATCTTCATGCGACGCCGCCCTTAGTGAAGTTGACGACGAACGAGTGCATCTGTGCCGTGAGGGCAGTGCGAAGCACGATGTAGAGCGCCTTCGGCCGGTCTCGCCATGCGAACTGCGCGACCATCTTCAGGCCCTCTCGCATGAGCAGATACGGCTGCGCAAGACGCCGAATCTTGACGTCCACAACGATCTCGCCGCCGTCGTTTCGAGGCACCGAGACTTCAAGCCACCATGGCCCCTTCACGGCGTCACCGGGTCGCCACGGTAGAGCCCCGCCGCCCGCAGGATGCGGCCTGCACGAGGCGCTAGCACCAGAGGGGCGGCGGGCATCGCCTTGACGTTGCCGATGGTCAGGTCCGATAGCGGCCCCAGCACGTCGTCCTCTTCGTCGCCGGCCAGCCAGAACTCGACCTGGGCGCAGGTGGCGTCGCGGAAGACGGCGATGTCCTCGGCCTCGGTAGGGAAGCCGTCCGTGTCGTGCTCGTAGACGGCCGTGCGCGTGAAGTCGTCAACGACCTCCCCCGCCCGGTCGATAAGGCGGGGGAGGTCGTCAGGAGTCGTGCCGCCAGCAAACGTGGCGTACTCATCGCTGGTGGCGTAGGCGGTCATGTCTCGATGACCTTCGTGGTGCCGGCGTCGATGTCATGTTCGATGGTCACGACCTTGCCGCCGGGCTGAGTGAACGGGTACCACTCGGTGCGCGCCGCGGCCTTCTTCTTGGACTTGGGCGCGTTGGGAACCACGACCTCGCTGATGTCACCAAGCTTGGTGAGCATCGGCCCCTTGACTATTCCGCCGGTGGCGAACGGCTCGATCTTGTCAGTCATCGCCGCGGTCAGTCCTTCTCGGGCTTGGACGCGGCTGTCTCCACGCCGCCCTTGAGGCCCTTGGCATCACCGATGTCGTCGGCCTTGGGCCGCTGCGGCTCCGCGCCGGCGTGGGGCTGATAGCTCGACCCACCGATGCGGTCGCGGTAGTCCCCACGCTTGGGTCCGTCGCCGAGCGCATCCTCGGGGCCCTGGGGCTCCGACGGATCGCCGGGCAGCATCGGGACGCCCAAGTCGAGGGCATCGTCGCGGGTCGTGGTCTTCTTGGTCTTCGGCTCGGTCTCGGGCTTGGTCTTGTCATCCATGAGGTGCTCCTGTTCGGGAAGGGGAGAGGGCTGCCCCAGGGCGCACGTGGCGCACGCCCCGGGGCGTGTGGTTAGGAGGCGAGGACGCCGGTGAGGCGAGCGGCGGCCTTGCCACCGAAGACGCCCAGGCCGACGAACCACTCGATCCGAGTGCGGAAACACGGCTTGACCTGCTGCTCGCCGAGGTCGCGCACGTCGAGGGTGCCGTTCTGCAGGCCGGCGACGGACTGGTCGTCGATGCCCTGGCCGAACTTGACGGCGTAGATCGAGGAGGCGATGGCGCCGGAGGTGCCCTGCGTCTCGGTCTGCGGGATGACGAGCGTGCCGTCCGCCTTGTTGCCGATGTCGAGCAGCGGGATGCCGTTGTACATCTGGATGTGGCGGCCGAAGCTGTCGACGGTCTGGTCGTAGGTGGTCAGGCGCCGCGCCGAGCTGGCGATCTTCGCCTTGACGGCGGCGTTCATGTACAGGACGCCGTTGCTGGCGTTGATGCCGAGCACCTGAGCGATGAGGTTGTCGAGCTGGTCGAAGAACAGGTGGCGGGCGTTGTCGTCGGCGCCGAGCACGGCCAAGCCGTTGGTCGCGGCGGCGATGACCTGAGCGCCGGTGAGGCGCTTCTTGATGCCGTCGAAGCTGTTCGCATCGCCAGCCGTGTCGCCGTTGATGAACGTGTCGTCGAACTTGTAGGCCGCGGCCTTGGCCTTCAGGTTGTTCTGCGTGGTGCGCAGGTCGGCGAGGTTGCCGCCGGTCTTGACGAGGAAGGTGTCTACGTCGGCGTCGCCGCCGAGGATGACGATGGACTCCGTCTTCGGGTTCACGGTGCCGGTCGACTCCGCGTAGGCGGCGTTCACGGCGCGGAACTCGACGCCCGGGAGCGCCAGCTCCTCGTTGTACCTGTAGGCGTTGCCTTGGATGTCGACGAAGGGAATCCGGTCGATGACCGGGCTCTCCTTGACGAACGTCTCGACGACGCCGGGGACGATCGGGTTGTTGGTGAGCTTATTGGCTTCCGCCAGGGTCAGTGCCATCTTGTGCTCCTCATGCTCGGCCGCCCCTGGCGTGCGCCAGGCGTCGGCTTACTGGTTTGCTTGCTGCTCGTAGTAGTCGCGGGAACGCTGCTGCGGATCGTCGGACTGCTTGCCGGCGGGCGCGGCGCCGCCCACGTGGCCACCGGAGCGCGCAGGTGCGGCGAGCGCGCCTGCGGCCTTGAGGTTGGGGTTCGCGGTGAGCGCCGCCTTGATGGCCTCGCCGACCTGCGTGGCAAAGTCATCCGCCGCCGGATCGATGGCCTCCAGCGCGCGCATGAACGAGCGCGAGTCCACCAGGGACTCGGGGTCGGCGCCGAGCTTGCCGGCGGCGCGCAGGACGGCGTTCTCGACCTTCGTGGCCTTGGCCTCGAGACGGGCGGCGTCGCGCTCGTCGGCTGCCGTCTGGGCGGCCTTGACCGGGTCGTCGTCGTCCTTCAGGCTGAGCGCCTTGGCGATCGCGTCGCGCGTCGCCGTGAGCGCATCGTTGCTGGTCGTGGCCTTGGTGCGATTGGTCGCTGCTTCAGTGCGCGTCTTGCCGATGAGCTTCTGGGCCCAGTCGGGCAGGCTGGCCACGTCGTCAGGCGCGGCGGCAGCGGGGGTCTCGGGAGCGGGCGCCGGCGGGTCGACCGCGGCGACGGGCTTGGGAGTGACGACTTCTGCTACTTCTACCATGGGGGAGCCTCCTGGGCTGCCTGTGCCCCGACGCCAAGTCGGGGACGTGTAGGGGCAGTGTGACGGAGGCGGAAGTGCGGAGGCGCGTGCAGTTACAGAGCGCCGAGACGCTCGCGAACAGGCTGGCGCTTGGCCGTTGTGGATGCGACGTGGGCGCGTATCTTGGCCTGGTAGGCGCGCACCCGCACGCCCGCCGCCTGTGCCGCTACGTCGTCCATGGCGGCGGCCTGCACGCGCTTGGCGGCCCGTGTCTGACGCTCAAGGTAGCGGAGCTTCGTCGTGTCGGCGTAGCCCTGCGGGTCGGCAACGTCGCCCATGGGGCGCGTAATGCCCTCCTGGTAGGCGCTGACGCTGTGGCGACAGTTGCAGTGCATGAGGCCGGCGGCGCGGGCTTCGTCGAGGGTGGGGTAGGCGGTCACGGGCGCGGCTCGTACTGGATGCCGTTGTCGCCCTCGTGCGGCTGCGTGTGGTCGAAGGTGCCGTCGAGGATGTCTTCGGGGATGCCGTCGGGGAAGGCGAGGCAGACATTCTCAGTGCGGGTTTCGCGGTCAAAGTTCGCACAGTCTGCACATTGAGTGGTGACTATAGTCACGGCGTCAGCCCTCCGAGTTCGGCATACAAGCGCATGGCTTCGGGGCTGTACGAACGCCCGTCTATGAGGCCCACGAACGTCTCAGCCACGAACTCCAGAGGGTCAGCCGCTGCCCGACGCGATATCTCCGGACCGACGCGCTTGAGCATGGTTTCATAGCTCGTCCCGTATCGACTGAGATACAACTTCGCATACTGTTCGGGGTTCGTCTTGTCGTGAGCCGCATGGCCTAGTTCATGGATGAGTGGATGGTCGGCGCGGCCTGTAGACCAGAACCCGGATTCGTTCTGCGCAAGCGCCCGCGCCGCCGCCTCGCTCCCTCCCTTCGACCAGAATGACGCACTCGGGTTCACAATCACCCGCTTGTATGACGAGTCGTACATCGCTGGGGACAACTTCTTCAAATTCCCGGTGAATGGTGCGCTTGTGATGTCAAAACGACGCACAGAGTCGATACCTCGCGACTGTAGAAGGTCAGAAGCACCTCGCACGGTCTCCGTAAGTCCCGCTCCCCGCTTGCCAATGACGTTGACGCTCACTGTGGGCATTTCCACTGGCATCGGTGGCGCGGCCTCCACCCCCGGCCCCTCCGTCGCGACCTGGAACGCAGCGTCCGCGTCCGGCGGCATCTCAACCGGCACGCCGCCTATCGACAGCACCTTCCCTTCCCACGGTCGGCACAGTGGGCACTCCCTCGGCGCATCCGAGACGATGACGAGGTCCAGCCCGTTAGCGGTCAGCCGATCGACGTGCCCCTGCACGGCAGCGCGCCCGCAGCCGGTGCGCATGGCCATTTCCGTGTAGGACTCCATCGACCAGCCGCGCCCGGCTGAATCGACGAACCCTGTTATGCCCTTCTGGGCGAACCTGTTGAGCGCCGCCTGCGCCGCCTGCCGCCGCGTCTGGTCGCCGAGCAGGACGCCGCTAGAGCTCTCGGCGATGACGCTACGGTAGGTGTCCATGGTCGACCTGAGGATGCCGGTGTGCGTCGCCAGCACGTTGCCCAGCGTCTCCTGCGTCAGTGCCTCGATGGCGCGCAGGCCGGCGAGGGGCTCAACGGCAGGCGCGGCTCCCATGTACGCTGGATGCTTGTCAACGAACGCCTGCGCCTTCTCCGCCGTGTCGAATTTGTGCAGCACGCGCCCATCGGGTTCACGGATCTCCCACGGATTGCGCGGCATCGGCGACCACTGCACGGCGCTGTACTTCATCGCGGCGCTCATCTGCAGTTTCGACAAGTCGGCAACGGCAGACAGCCCACCCTGCTCGTAGGCGTCCGTGATGGCAGTGGCGACGCCGCGCGCCGCCTTCTCCTCGAGGTCAGCCAGCAGCCGCTTCGCCTGCCGCTCGTACTCCTGCATCTGCGCCAGCTTCGTCGCCGCCCACTCGGGCGCGTCCAGACCCTTACCCAGGTTCCGGGCGATGCGCGCTACCAGCGCCGCCTCGGCGTCCTGGTAGTGCGCGACAACGCCGGCGGCGAGGTGTTCGGCTTGGGCGGGGCTGACGGGCATCAGCGCCGGCCGTACCAGCCGTGCCAGAACTGCCACCAGGGGATGCGCTGCAGCCTCACAGTGATCTTGAACGACTGTGCGCCCGGGACTCTCGGGAGGATCTCGCCGGAAGACACGTACCACCTGCAGAGCCGGCGGCGGATGTAGTAGGGCTTGAAGAGGGAGACGCCCATCACTTCTTCGGGAACGGCGGCGCCTTCTTGCCGCCAAACGCGGGCATCTTCTTCGCCGGCTGCTTCTTGCCGGCCGCCGGCTTGTTCGTCTTCAGTCGCTTGTCCTTGGGGGTGCCTTTACTGGGGAAACCCATCAGTGTCCTCCTGCGAGTCTGTCGTCGATCTTGAATGAATGCCCGAACCACATCCGCCAGACGACCGAATGCCGCTGGACGTCTTCCCCTCCTGAGAGCACCTCCCCATACTCAGTGCGGTACTTGAGGGGAAGCAACTGCTTGAAATACCACCGGACTCTGCTCATCACACGACCTCCGCTGTCACGTTGTCGGGTTGTCCTTGACCGTTGCCGCCGAACGGCGGCGGCGCCCCGATGTCGGGGACGCTCATTCCGCCCTCGGCAATCACCAGCGCCACCTCTGCCTCGATGGCGGCTTCGTCCCAGTCCGGGTGAATCATCGCCACCTTGGTCTTCACCGACACCGCCACCGCGCGATTCAGAGTCTCGGCGGTGCGCGCCAGGACCTCGGGGTCGGGCTGCGACACGTCCGCCCACTCGACCTCGACCGCGCCCTTGGCGCCGGTCTTGAAGATCTGCGCGTCGAGCTCCAGCCACGTCGTCAGTAGCGGCTCCAGCGCCTGGCTCCAGTAGCGCGTCTTCTTGTCCCTCGTGCGGGCACTCTTGCGCTCACGGGAGACGACTTCCGTAGCCGTCGTTACGCCTTCGTTGCCCTTGCCGAATGTGCTAGGGCTGTAGCCGGCGGCGTCGAGGATCTGGTCAACGAGCGCGTCGGCGGTCTGCTGGTGATCGGCGCAGCGAATGTCAAACTGCTGCGGCGTGATCGCCTGCGGCGTCTCCTTCGCCTGCATGATGTTCAGGCCGACGAAGATTTCCTGGTCAACGTCGAAGGTCGCGCCCCGCCCCTTGCCGAGGTTCTGCAGCATGTCCTCAGGCACCAGCAGCCGCGCCTTGGCGAGCCGCACGTCACGCATCCACGAGGTGTACGTCTCGTCGAGCGCGTCCATCATCGGCTCACAGCCGTCATAGTCGCTGCGTCCGAGACGGTTCAGCTCCGGCACCTTGCGCCACCTGCGCTGCGGGCGCATGTTCGCCGCGTAGGCGGCGGTGATGTCCTCGACGCCGGTCAGGATCGCGCCCTCTTCGTTGACGAGGTCGACATACGGCTCTGTGCTCGGGTGGTCGCCCAGTGCCTCGACGTGGCCCAAGGTCTTCGCGTCGCCGCGGTACAGGCCGTGTAGAATCACGCCCGGCTCATGCCGTTCGAGATGCCTGATCACCTCCTGGTTGCCGCTGCCTTCCGTGTATTCCGTGAAGAAGGTCACGGCCTCGAGCCGTCCCCAGCGCCACTCGCCAATTGCGGCGTCGGCGCCCACGGCGTCAATCATCACGTGCTCGGCAACGTCGGTATCCCAGACGAGGCGCAGCCAGGCACCGCCCAGCGCCGCGGCGATCTCCGCCGCTTCGATCATGTCGGCGTGGAAGTCGCCGCAGTTGAGAATGTCGTCGATGCGCTTCTCCGTCGGCGTTGGCGTGTGCGTCACCGTCACTCCCTCCACCTTCTTCGGCTTCGGTGGAGCGTCCGGCCAAACGAACTGCGGCGGCTCGGAGAAGAGCAGGTCGCTTGAGGCGGTGGCGATATCGGCGGCGAGCGGCACGTGAAGGTGCTGCTTACGCTGGCCGCCGACTGACGGGCGGCTCCAGAAAAAGCGCGCCACGCGGTTGACCACGCCGCCTTGCTGGAGGTTGCCCGCCCTGCCGTTCTCGTAGCTGAAGGAACTGTTGGCGGCGACGCCGCTCTCGGCCCAGGCGTAGGCGGCCGCGAGGCCTTCGGGGTCGCCGATAAGCCAGGCGCTCCACAGCGATTGCTGCGCCAGTGCTACGCCGTGGGGATACGGCGGCCACGGGCCGCCTTGGGGCAGGCTCATGGCCTCTCCTTTGCATTGCGGACACTCAACGGAACGCCTTGACGACGAGGATGATGATGGCGACGCAGACGATGAACCAGAGGACGGTCACGCTGCCTCCTCAATCTCGATGGGCATGGTCAGAGGCACCTCGTGCCTCCATCTGCTCTGCGTGGTCACGACGCCGTAGCGCAGCGCGTCGCACCAGTGGTCGTTCTGCTTGACCGGCGCGTCCTGCCCCTTGGCGGTCGCCTTCGGGTCCCATGCATAGGACGGCAGCTCCGTGAGCAGGTGCGTGCAGGCCGACGAGACGACGAGCCGGCCAACGGCCAGCAGCGAGGCGACCGTGCGGATGCCGTCGATGACGGCGTTATCGGCAAGAACGACGCCGGGCACGCCGTCCGCCCAGAGCTGCTTGTGGAAGCTCGCGGCGGACGGGTCGACGATGACGCGCTCCGGCTGGCGCGGCGTGATCCACTTGCGGTAGTCGACGGACAAGCCAGCGTCGGTCAGCGAGGGCGGTGCCCACTCGTCTACCACCACGAGCCGGGCGTGCTCCTCAGCACTGATGCCGATGAGTAGGCCGGCGGTTGGCGCTGTGGTCCCGTAGTCAATTCCGACTGCCAGCAGGCGCGATACAGGAGGGAAGTAGTAGTCGGGGCGGACCACGTGCTGCTCCCCCCACATCTCGTAGACCGCGCCCTCGGCGACGCACCACTCGCCGTCAATCATGCGCCGTGCCCACAGCCCCGTGATCTCGCGGCGCAGGTTCTCGACGAACGACGTCGGCAGGTAGGGGTTGTCAGGAAGACGGAACTGGAAGCGTGCCAGGGACAGCTCCTCGGCGCGCTGCAGGTACTTCACGTTGAGCCAGTGCATCGGGCTGTCAGGGTTCGTGGTCGCCAGCAGGCGCGCCCCCTCAAGCGAGAGGCGGGAGAGCAGCATCGTGAAGAAGGATTCCGGCACGGTGCTCAGCTCGTCGACGTAGGCGCCGATCAGCGTCAGGCCGCGTATCTTCTCCTCGGCGCGTTCGTCGTTCGCGCCGACCAGGTACACCCGGCGTGGCCCACGCGGTCCCGGCATCCAAAGCTCGCCGCTACCGCCCACGTAGCGGCAACGCTTGCTGCCGAGAATCTCGATGAGCGGGTCGACGATGTTTCGCTTCAGGGTGCGCTCCGTCTTCCCCGCCATGAGCAGATTGCCGTCCGAGGCGTGGCGGCAGAAGTCGATCCAAGCCACGTCGGCGCCTACGCTCTTGCCGGACCTGACGGAGCCGTCGGCTATCGTCATCCGGTGGGTCTTTGTGGCGTCCCAGACGGATTGCTGCTTTGAGGTAAGCGATGCGAGGTTCATCCGCGGCCCAGACCCTTCAGCCAGCGGTCGACCACGGCGCCGGAATCGTCGGCGTACTCGTGGTGATCCTTCTGTCCGAGCCACTGCTTGCCCAGCCAGATGAGCATGGTCTTGTCGCCGGCGTCGGCGCGCTGCTTCTGCGTGCGGCGTAGGCTGATATTGCCCTTGGCCCAGCCCGTCTCCCACACCTGCTTGAAGGGCTTAATCCGCAGCTTGTAGCTGATGGTCTTCTGCGTGACGCCGAACCAGGCGGCGGCCTCTTCCTGCGTGCAGTGCATGACGGCGAGCTTCTCGAGGTTGTCGAGGTCGATGGGGACGGGCTCACGGGGCAAGGGCCAGCTCCGGCGTGAGGATGGTCTCGCGGACGTGCTGAGCGATGGCGCGCATGAAGAGGGGCGGAACGGAGTTGCCGATTCGCTGCCAACGCTGTCCAGGACCGCCTGTCAATCGAAAGTGATCTCCGAAAGATGCGATCCGCATAAGTTCAAGAAAGGTCAAGGTGCGCTGCTCCAGTGGGTGCCAATAGTGATAGTGACCGAATCCGGCGTCAGCAAGAACAGCGGGAGACGGCTTATCCATGGGTAGCCTCAAGTGTGAATGATGACGTGGCTGAGACTGTCCAGGCGCAACCTTAAGCATGTCCTGATAGATGTTAGTTTCAGGCTTGACGTGAAAAGCGGTTGGATCTTCCGGGACATTCAGCAACGCCTGTCTTACGGTTACCGCCCGTCCCGCCGCCCTCGGATGACTAGGCTCCCCGTCTAGGTCCTCCCGCACTCCCACGAAGATGAGCCGCTGCCGCGACTGCGGGACGCCGAAGTACATCGCGTTGAGCAGGCGCGCCGAGACGCGGTAGCCGCACGCCTTGAGCTCGCGCAGGATGTCCACGAAGATGAGGCGCATCTTGCCCTTGACCATGCCGGAGACGTTCTCCATGACGAAGGCGCGCGGCTGCAAGCCAGCGAGCAGGCGCGTGAACTCGCGGAAGAGTTGGTTGCGGTCGTCGTCCATATCGCGCTTTCCAGCCATCGAGAAGCCTTGACAAGGTGGTGAGCCGTCCAGCACGTCAAGCGCGCCCACGGTCATCCCAGCGAGCCCACAGGCATCCTCTACGGACAGCGCCGCGATGTCGCCATGGTAGACGGGAACCTCAGGAAAGTTGAGGCAGAAGGTCGCGACCGCGTTGTCGTCCCACTCGACGGCGAGTAGTTCACGGAAGCCGGCCATGCTGTAGCCGAGTGACGATCCGCCGCAGCCGGCGAACAGGCTGATGACGGTCGGCGCGCCCGGCTCGCGCGGCGCGAGGTGGTCTCGCCACGCAGCATCGAGCAATTCGACGTAGGTCATCTTCGGCGTCCTTTCGTCAGTGCCCCGAATGTGTCTGGCGATGGCGCGGAGAAACAACGGCGGGACGCTGTTACCAATACGCGCCCACTGCTCCCCGAATGAACCAACAAACCGAAACTCATCGGGGAAACTCCCGATGCGCGCGAGCTCGGGGATTGTCGGGCGACGCATATCGGTGGGGTGCATCAGCCCTGCCATAGACGCCGACTGCCCGTGCGTCTTTGCGATAGTTGGGCAGGGACCATCCCAGGGCGCTCGGACGAGATTGAAGAACTTTCCTTCTCGGCTGGCGGACTGCCCCGGCCTCAACCTCGCCGCTACTTTGGCGACTGCGTATTCTGGTTTGACGGCGGCCTCGGCAAGATCGACCGTACTGTTGACCACGCCAGTCCATGCCTTCCTTACCGTCACCGGCCGACCTTGCGCCACGGGATGCCCACCAACAGGATTCACTTCGGCCACTTGTGCCCGCACTCCGGGCACTCAAGATACTCAACGCCGTCGGCGGCGTCCTCGCCGTACTCGGGGAACTCGGGAAGGTCGCCGGTAAGATTGCTAAGCTCGTCCGCGTCGAACCCCGTCAGCGACAGGTCGATGTCGAGCCCCGCCAGGTCCTCCAGCTCGATGCCGAGCAGCTCGAGGTCCCATGTCGCCTCTTGCCCGGTGCGGTTGTCGGCAAGGCGGTACGCCTTCACCTGCGCCGGCGTGAGGTCGTCGGCGACCAGGACGGGCACCTCGGCCAGGCCCAGCCGTTCGGCTGCCAACAGCCGCGTGTGCCCGGCGACTATGACGCCCTCGGCGTCGACCACGATCGGCTGCTTGAAGCTGAACTCTTTGATCGAGGCGGCCACCTTGCCGACGGCGGACTCGGGGATGACGCGGGCGTTGCGGGCGTAGGGGATGCAGCGGGAGGGCTCCCACATCTCGACGAGGGGCTTTCCTTTTATGGATATACCTTTCACGTCCGGCAAGCGTGACTGCTACCGGACGGCTGAGGCGCGTGCAGTCTGACGCTTGCGATTGCGCGGGGCGAGCCGCAGGTAGCAGTACGTCCCGTCATGCGCCCCAAGGATGACGTGGCCATGCCGGCGGAAGCGCGCCACGTGGTCGCGCACGCAGCGCCAACCGGCGAGGCCGCAGTGCTCGATGGACAGCGCGCGATAGACGTTGACGGGCTTGCGACGGTTGGCGATGAGCAGGGCGAGCAGGCGGTCGCCGAAGGTGGGATCGTGGCGCGGGTTGTAGTCGCGCCGGGAGCGCCCGCAGGGGCTGCAGAAGCGGGCGCCGTCGTGGTCGTGGGCGAGTCGGTTACCGCAGGCGCGGCATGTGCTGCCTGGCTCGGCACTCCCAACAGATGACGAGCCGCTCGCCGGGCGTGACGTCGACGAGCAGGCTGAGGCCTTCGACGGATGACTCGACCTTGGGTTCGAGCTGCGCGATGACCTCGCCATCGTCGCCGATCTCACGGCCGCAGACCGCACAGGTCGAGCGGGGGACGAAGAAGCGGGCGCCGAGATTGGCGGTCAGCGGTGGAGTCATGTTCGCAGCCTATCATCACACCAGCAGGCGGGCCTCAAGCGCGGCCAGTTCATCGGTGTATTGCGGACCCTTGTACCTCCCGGCATGAGCCTGCCATAGCGTCCAGACAGCCTGATACGCAGCCGAATCGTGAACATGGTGGAGCTTGTTGACGAGTGCCTGAGCGTCATCCTGGACGGCATCAGCACGGTGACGCTCGGCGTCAAGAGCCTTCTGTTTCGCATTCTCAGCCCGGTGAGCCGACGTGACCAAATTTCTCTCGACAACAAGCGCGGCCTCCAGCTCGGCGATGCGCCGTCTCAGGTCTGCCTTGCTCGCCCGTCCTGACAACTCATGCCTCGGCCCGTACTGTTCAAGGCCGCTTCCAAAGTCGCTCACTTCGTCCTCCTCTGTCGCAGCCATCCACGCGCCGAGCGTATCTGGCGGCGTTGTTGGAGGAGGACGGGGGCCGGCGGATGTAGCAACAATGTAGCCGACTCTGTCGGGCGGGGGCGTTGACGAGAGGTGCCGGCCTCTCTGCCGGGACGGGCTCAGTCAGGCTCTCTCTGCAGGGGTAGTGTGGACACTGCGCTATCCCGTCAGCGGTCTACGGAACCGAAGGTCGCAGGTTCGAGTCCTGCCGTGCGCGCCATCCTTTTCCCTGCACCTGAGATCAAACTGCGCGTTGCCGCTCGAGACCCTCGCCAGTGATGTAGCCGATTCTGAACCCGTTTCAGGGCACAAGTCGCTTCTGTAGGCTCGCCAGCTCCGCGTCCACCCACGTCACTCTCACCCGCCAGCGACCACCCTGCCGCGCGGCCGGCACTTTGCCCGCCGCGATCCAGCGCGTCATCGTCGACTTGTTCACGCCGAGGCGGCGGGCGGCTGCGGCGGCGGTCATTGTCTGGGGGCCGGTCATCGGCGCGCCTCTTCCCAATCGTGTCCGCAGGATTGGCAAACCCAGTAGTCGCTCAGTCGTCCCACGTCGATGAGCTTGGGGCCGCGCGGCTTCTCGTCATACACAGTGCGGCCGAGGGTGAATCCCGGCGCGAGCTCGCGCACGTTGATATCGCGCCGGCCGCGTCCATCGAACGTGGGCGATTCACACTGGGGGCAGATGTGGGCGGCCGCGACGGTCATCGCGTGCGAGCGAGTTCGGCGTCGCGCTCTTCGTCCTCGGGCCTGACGAGGCTGCAATCATCCTCGGGGACGCTGTAGTAGTGGATGGACACTGTGCCGTCGTCTTCGGTGTGATTGTGCTGGTACAGATCCATGGTGTCCTCCTGGGTAGTTGGTCACGGAAGAGTGACGATTACGGTTGCGCCGAGCCGGCGGGCTTCGCGCTTGGCCTCGGCCTTGGCCTCGGTATAAGTACCATGCGTCCAGAAGATTCCTGCAATGCCATTGAAGGAGAAAGCCCACTGCCCTTTGCCGCGCGGAGTACGACCGTGACTGAACTCATACTTGCTGGTCTCAACTCTGCTCATGGTATCCTCCTTGGCGGGGTTGCTATCTGACCTGAGTATACCACGTCCCGCAACCTTTGCAACCTCTAGGCTCGTGCTTAACAATCTCAGGGCACAATCCTCTTCTGCAGGCTCGCCGCCGCCGGGCCCTGGACGGCCAGCTTGGAGTGCAGGTAGCCCTCCGTCGTCTTCACGTCGGCGTGTCCCTGACGGTCGCGGATCGTCAGCGGGTCAATGCCGTCGTCGCGCAGCCAGGTGGCGTGCGTGTGGCGCAGGGTGTGGAAGTCGGCGTCAGCGATGCCGAGCTCGGCAAGCAGGTCGGCGAAGTGGTGCGTGAGTGTGTCCGGGACGCGCCACGTGCCGGCCTTGCTCGGGAACACGACCCCCTGCGGGTTCCAGCCGCGCTCCCGCAGTGCCTTCTCCTTCTGGCGCAGCCGCTCGGCGCGCAGCGCGTCCACCGCCACGGCCGGCAGCAGGACCGGGCGCACCTCTTCCCCGCTGGCCTTCGTCGGCTTGAGCACCGGCCCTCTGCCCTTCTTCTGCACAAGGTTGTGACGGGCGTAGAGGGCGCTGGCCGCCAGGTCGATGTCGCGCCACCTGAGGGCCAGCACCTCGCCGCGGCGCAGACCGGCACAGAGGCCGGCGAGGGCCGGGCCGTAGAGGTCGTCGCGCTCGCCACCCTTGCGCCTGGGGACGCTACCCCGCAGGGCAAACGCCCCATCGAGCAGCTTCTTCACCTCGTCCTGCGAGAGCGATCGCCGCGGGTTCCCGGCCCGCGGCTTCTTGCCCTTCACGGCCTCGGCGGCGTTCCACTCAAGGCGCCGGGTGCGCACGCCAAAGGACAGCACGGAGCGCAGGCAGGAAAGGTGGTGTTCGACGGTCATCGCCGAGAGGCCGGCGCGGCGCTTGGCTGCCTTGAACTTCAGCACCTCAGTCGGGTCGATGTCGGCGGCGACGTCCTTGCCGAAGTAGGGTTCGAGGTGACGGCGCAGGATCGACTCATAGCCGTTCTGCGTGGTCGGTGAGAGCTCGGCCATGTGCAGGTCGCGGTAGTCGCGGCAGAGAGCGGAGAAGGTCTCGCCAGAGTGCGACGGGCGGCCGTGGCGCTTGAGCTTGTCCGTGAGACGGATGCGGGCCGCGGCGACGGCGTCATGCTGGAGTCGGCGGATCGCGTTCGCCTGCGTCCTGCCCGCTCCACTACCCTCCGACTCGAACGCCCTCCAGCGTCCGTCCGGCAGCCGATGCGTCCACCCCATGGGGGCAGTCTAGCAGGAAAACGAGGCTAGTCAGACTCCTTGATGTCCTGATTGAACGGGGCTCCGTCTCCTCGGGGGACGCCTGAGAATCGGCAACAGTGAGCACAGCGAGGCAGGCCCATGCGGCTGAGGATGCCGGGCATAACCAGGAACCCCTTGCAACCGCACAGCGTGGTGCCGGCGCCTTGGCGCATGTCTTCGCCGTCCTCCCACATGATGTCATCTGAGACCCGATGCAGCCGGTCCCAACTCGGCAAGACGAGCCAGCGGGAATGCCAGTGCTCATCCGGGAGCGGTAGAGGTATCCTGCTCATCCTGCGCCTCCCTCCTGCCGCACGACGACCTCAGTCCGCGGGTGTTCGCGGTCGAGCCACCTGATCACGTTCGCCAGAGCCACCTGCGAGTCGTCGTGGTAGGCGACGCCGTTCATGCCGTCGAGCACAGCCTTGAGCACGTTGTCGATATCGCGAATATGGAGATCGGGGAAGTAGCAGGCAACCTCGACGCTGACGGCCCCCGAGAGGCGCCAGCCACGCGGCCGGCGAGCCTTTGCCGCCCAGGCGATGGACCGTTCATAGCGGCGCGTCTCCGTCGGCGTGTAGACGCAGCCGCCCTTGCCGAGCCGCGGACGCTGTTTGCCCTGGGGCTTGCCGTCGACCACAAAGACAATCTCCTGGAGGCTCACGGCGCGGCCTTCAGGTTCGCCGCCAGCACGGTCTTGACAAGCTCGAAGGACTGCGTCTCGGTGAACCCGGCGCTCTGATACTCCAGGTACAGCTGGTGCATGGTGACGGCGGCCTCAGCCAATCCGACCAGCGGGTCTTCCGGTTGATTGTCGCTCACTTCGTCCCCCTCTCGGCCCAGCGGGACAGCTCCCCGTCGATGAACTTGACCAGCGCCGGGATGTCCTCATGTTCCTCGCGGATCGCTCGTAGGGAGTTCGTCATTTGTCGAATGGTGGCCTCGGCCTGCTTCCGTTCTGTTTCTTCTAGTCGTCGCGCCGTGGTGAGGATCTCATTCTGCTTGCGCAGTTCGGCGTTCCCCACCTCCAACTCGGCGATACGGGCGTCTTTCACTTTGTCGCGGCGAATGAGTAGCTCCCTGCTTGGACCGCTCACGTCGCCACCTTCTCAGCCGGAACCCCCGTCACGCTGCCCTGCTCGAGCGCCACCACGAGCAGTTCCTGGCCATAGTCTGCGGGGGTGATGATGTCGTGCAGGCTGCGGAATCCGCCACCCTTCTGCGCCAGTTCGCGCAGGGCATCGACCCCCCACTCGTCGGCGTCGACCTCGGCGCAGAGGCCGGCCTCAGTGAAGTAGTCAGCGACAAGCTCTGAGTAGCGCGTGCGGTCGCCGACCGCGGTCTCGTGGGGCTCGTCGTCGCCGGGATAGAAGGCGAAGACGGTGGCGGGAGCGACCTCGCCAGTGATCGGGTCGAGCAGGAGGTTACGCTCGTACTCGACGCTGGCCTCATCGAGCTTGGCGGCGATCTCGTCGGTGAAATCGGCCGGCGTGAAGTTGGCGGCGGCGACGGCTGCCTGCAAGACACTCTCGCCGGTGCTCGGATCGATGGCCGGCAGCAGGTCTATCGTTCTCAGCTCCGCGATCGCCCGGTCGATGTCGCGCACCAGGTCACGGGCGGCGGCGAGACGCTCCTCGGCCTTCTCGTAGCGGCGGGCGACCTTCTCGTCATCACTGAGGTTGTCGAGAGCCGTCCCGGCCTTCTCAACGTCGGCTGCGTGGAAGGCGCGCAGGGACTCAAGCACCTCCATCGTCGTCTTCGGGAACATCTCGGTCTGCGTGGTCATCGGGTCATCCTTTCGTGAGGGTTGCGGGGACGCGTGAGGCGACGGACGTCAGGGGTCAGAGCACTTCGCAAACGTCGGGCGCCAGAAGGTGCGCAGGGGTCCCTCTTTAAAGAGAGGGCCCCCCCTGTGCGCATCTTCCGGCTGTGTGCCATGAAAAAGATGCGCAAGGTGCGCAGAATGAGCCTGCGCACCTTTATTGTGCCTGTTTGCAGGTACTTTCTAGAAAGGTGCGCAAGGTGCGCAAGATGCGCTGCGCACCTTTTGTCAGAAAAGGTGCGCAAGGTGCGCAAGGTGCGCAAAGTAGCCTGCGCACCTATGAACGAGCGTTCAGATGAACTACTCATTGTCGCCCTGCAGCCAGTAGCCGTAGGCGTGTTGGCCGCGTTCGCTGGTTGTATGTCCGCGCTTCACAACGCCCTCGCGGATGAGCCGTCCAAGGACGCGCTCGGCCGCCCGGCGACTTACGTTGCCACTCGCGACCGCCATTGTGACGGCGCCACTCTCGCCGTAGTTGAGGTTGTCGATGACCTCGCGCTCTTGCTCCAGGCGACGCAGGTCGGTGGGGTCGCCAAGGTTGCGGAAGGTGCCTTCATCGAACTGGACGATGGTCTCTTCTGGGGTATCGTCGTGACGGCCTACGGCGGCCACCATGCGCTTGGTCTTCTCGCCGGCCATGCGCCGCACGGCGACGATCGTGTCCATCTCGCCGGTGAAGGCGCTGGAGCCGCGGCCGGCTTGCCCGACGGACCCGCCGGACTTGCGCTCGTGACGGATGACGGCCACGCCGATGCCCTTGCTGGCGAGGTGCTGCAAGGGGGTCATGGTGGCCATGGCGACGCCGGAGGATTGCTCGTCGTCGCCGTGCATCCCTGCCCACTTAGCCAGGGTGTCGACGACCACGAGCGCCGCCTTGATCTCCTGCGCGTGGCGCGTGATCTCGGCGACAATATCGGGCCATGACAGGCGCCAGGCGGACTCGTGCAAGAGCATGATGCGCAGGTCTTCGCAGGCCCCGGCACCGACGCGCTTGAGCACGTCCGAGAAGGTGCCGCCGCGCTCCTCCGTGCAGTAGAGCACTGGGCCGCCCTGCGTCTGTTGGTCAAGGAAGCGGCCGTGAGACGCGACGGCTGCGACGAGCGAGAGCACGAACGTCGTCTTGCCGTCCTTAGGCGGCGACTCGAAGGACACCACGTCGCCCTTGGCGATGTAGGGCCAGCAGACCCAGTCAATCGTCTCGGGCTGGAGGGCGAAGAGCTCGGCCGGGGTGTAAATGCGCGTGAGTGACTCTGGCAGCAGCAGGCCGGCGCGCGTCAGCGCCGCCTTGATCTCGGCCCCGGCGTCATCGCACACGGGGGCGATAAGCTCGATCGTCTCGGTGATGCTGTGAGTGATGGCCTCCGGCGTCTGCCCGGCCAGGCGCTCGGCCCAGTCGTCGAGGCCCATCTCGAGATCCTGCTGCCTCAGTGGCGGCAAGGACTTCGCCGCGGCGGCGATGATGCGCGCCGTCTCCAGGGGGTCGAAGGAGCTGCCGCCGTTGCCCTGCGCCGGCGGGGCCTCCAGGATGGCCTCCTCGAAGGCTTGCGTGAGCTCGTCGTCAGCCATCAGTCTCTTCCAGCCACGCTGGGTCCGCCGAGAAAGCCGGGTCCTCAAAGAACGCCCGCCTACAATCCCGGCACTCATCCTCCCGCCGCCCGGCGGCCACCATGCCCGCGAGGATGACGCCGAGGGCGGCGCTGGCCATGAGCGCGAGGATGACCAGGGCGATCATGATGCCACCGCCCGTATCGCTAGATCCCGCAGCACTTGGAGCCGTCGCATGGTGCGCAGCGTGCAGCGCTCCCCGTCAGGGATCTGCAGCGCCGGTGACTTGTAGCCGAGGGCCCGGGCCAGAGCCGTCTTCGTGAAGCCCATCTGCCGGAGCTCCGCTACAATCGCGCGTGCTGGGGCGGCGTCCATCCGGCTTCGCATGAACACGTGGTCGGTGGTACCTACGGACATGATGGCCCTCTCCGTCTCGCGATGGACGCGGCGCACCCTCCCCGTGACGATCTTCCATTGGGCGGTGTGGCCGACCCCGGACAGTTTCTCGATCTGCAACCGGCCTATGCCCGCCGCGCGAAGTAGCAGGATGTGTTCGCGGGTGTCCGTGGCGTCTATGAGGATCGGCGGCCGGACTCCCCAGGCGCGCTCAGTGTTCTCCCGGTTCAGCCGGCGTGCGTGGCGACGACAGGTATCACGGCACTCCTCACAACGACAGCGTTCGACGACGTACTTGGCGTAGGTTCCGTGCGGGCGGACCTTGCGGCTCATGGCGTCACCTCATACAGCCGACACGCGGCCCACTTCAGCCGGTGGTCGGTGCCCTGCCCGTGTGTGATGCCACGGCGGTCGCACTTCCAGTAGGTGCGGTTCGTGCGGTAGCTCGTGGCAACGGTGTGGACGCAGGTGCGACACATCTTTCCCTCGGGGCCACGTCCGTGCCTCACGACCATCGGGTTCGCGTCGTAGTTGTTGGCGATGTCGCCGACGGGCAGGATGAGGTCGCTCACGGCGTCACCATCCTTGTACCAGTCGCTAGCCGCCCGGCCCGGTGGTCCTCGTTCAAACCTTTCAAGAACACTGTGACGTCGCGGAGGCATCCGGCGCTGTACATCGTAAAGTCGGCCGGGTTGTACACGTACTGCCGCCACGGGCCGTGCCAGTGGATCGTGCCGAGCTCGTCGCTGGAGCGGCGGTTGCGGACCGAGAAGGCGAGAGTCTTGCCGCTCTTGCTCGTGCCGGTCTGGAAGACGTCGATGTACTCGTAGCCTGCGCATCGGGTGTTCACGACGCCACCTCCGCCACCACGAACTGGTGGCAGCGGCAGCACTCCCAGTAGCGGAAGGTCTGCGGCGGGGTCACGTCCTTGTATACGATGTCGGCGTGCCACGTCGGGTCCATCTCGATGTGGCAGTCGGGGTTCGGGCAGGTCATGTCCACCACCCTCAGAATGGGATATCCGCGTCGGCGAAGTCCCCGGCGCTGAGCGGTGCCGCCGCCGGCGCGGCCTTCTGCTGCGCGGCCTGGCGCGGCTGCGCCTCACCGTTGCCGGCGCCGTCACTCTTCGGCGGGAATGACCACTGCGCGTTGCGGATCACGAGGTTGGTGCGCGGCTCGCCGTCCTTCGTGGTCCAGTGGCGCTCCTGGAGCTCGCCGGCTACCTCGATGCCGGAGCCCTTGAAGAAGTACTGCGCCACGGCGTCGACGCTTCTCCACAGTTCAACGTCGAAAAAGAGAGCCTGCTTCTCATACTCGCCGTCGTCGTTCTTCGCGGAGTAGTTGCCGGCGACGCGCAGGTTGGCGACCTTGGCGCCGCTCGGGGTTTCGTTGATGCGCGGATCGGCGCACAAATGACCCGACAGGGTGAGCTGAATCATGGAAGAATCCTTTCGGTGGTCGCAGCCTCGGGCTGCGGGGATGACTTGACTGGCCAGGACGTGATGCGGCGCAGCACGTCTCCGCCGCACCTTCTGACGGTATCCAGCCACTCCATGGCCTCTGCGGTTGTCAGCTCGCGGTCCATGTCGCGGTCACGCACGTAGGTATGCATCACGCTACGGCCGTCGTCCTTGCGCACGAGCTCGTGCATCGAGTCGTTCCCGATGAGACGGGCGATAACGACGGTCATGACGTCTCCCATCCCCAGCACCGGCAGTTGAGCCCGACGTGCGGCCAGTGAGTGCGGTTGCAGGCCGACGTCCCCAGCTCGCGGTGCCGGCAGTTCGCGCACCGCTCGGCGCCCAGCGTCGGCATTGGCACGAGCTTCACGTAGCCGCCACCGCTGCCGGGCATGCCTTCGATGGCGATGTCCCGCCTGAGCCTGACTGCGGCGTTGCCCACGGCTCCGCGGCCGACCTCGTAGCCGAGCTCCTCGCAGACGTCGGCCGTGGTCACGATCTCGTTTGGCCGGCGCTCCGTGAGGCGCAGGAGGGCGCGGCGAGTGGTGAGGGCGTCGGAGTGGCGGGTGGGCGCAGGGATGGTGAATCGCGTGGTTGCCGTGTAGGTGGTCATGGAGAGTCCGTCCGATGCATCTCTTCCCACGCCGCCTCAGTGTCGCAGATGAGAATGCTCGCTTCGTTGTCGACGGACGTCTGGTTGACGATAATGTCGAGATGGCGGAAACCCTCGGCTTCGCAACGCTGCGCGAGGTTCCACGCCACGTCATGCCACTTGTCCCGCTCGCGAGTTAGTTCTGCCTTCGTCGGTGTTTCGGGACTCATCGGCTGACCGGGGCGCGTCATGGGGCCACATCCTCGGGAGGCTCAAGCACGAACGCCGCGATGAAGCGTCCGGTCCCCTTACCGGGCTCGCCGTCTTCCGTGGCGCACCACTTGATGTCTTTCAGGTTGCGGATGTCGGCGCCGGCTTCGACTAGGTAGTGGATCCATTTGTCGATTGGGAAGACGAAGACGACGCGCTTCCCCTTCGCGTTCTCGGCGATGGCCTTCCGTACCCAGGCGGTCGGTCCCTTGAAGGGTGGGTTGACGTAGTTCGATTGCCCCCATTCCACTTCCAGGCCGTCGAAGTCATCGGGCCGCGGATAAGGACACGGGTCGAAGTCGAAATGGAACTCGTCGTCTAGTTCGGCCAGCAAGTCCGGCGGTGTCAGCCAATAGTGCCGCCCGTCTCCTGCACATTCGTAGGGAGTCATGAGGCCACCATCGCATCCCAAAGCGTTGGAGGAGCCAGCATCTCGAGCTCGGCGTCGAGCCCGCTGTGTTGGCAGGGCCAGCAAACCCCGTCGTTGTTCCAGCGGTTGAGCCGGGCGTGGCAGACGGGGCAGGTGTCCTTGCGTGACGCCGGGGAGGCTTCCTGCCGTGGCCGCTTCGTCAGCGCGTAGTAGGCGCCGCGCTTCGATCCTCGGGGGTTGTAGTTGTGGAAGCCGTAGCCACGGCCGGCGAGTCGCCCGAGCGTGAGGCTCACGTAGTTGCTGCCGCGGGCGCCGGCCTCGTAACCGCAGGCGGTCGCCAGCTCGCGCATGGTCCGGGGGCCTTCGCCGAGTAGGTCGACGATGGTTTGTTGGCGGGGGGTCATGGCGTGCTCCTCTCGGCCCAGCGGGCAAGGATGAACGCGATGGCGGTATCGTTGCGTTCACACAGATTGGGCCGGTCCATTAGGCTAGGCCGGTCGGCATGGCGGGCCACCCACTCCCATTTGTCCCGCTCGGCCTCGGCATCTTCGTATCGCTTCTGCGCGATCTCGACCTCACGGCACGGGAGCCTCTTCTCATACAGAGCGTCAGCTCGGGCCTCGGCCCGCCGCCGCTTGGCGTCTTCGTGTTCAAGGTTGGCCCGCAACTGCGCGTTGAACTGCTCCAGATCGGCGATGCGCCGTCTCAGGTCTGCCTTGCTGGCCCCTCCCGACAACTCATGCATAGGCCCGTACTGTTCAAGGCCGCTTCCAAAGTCGCTCATGCCTTCACCCTCGCCGCGCGACTGGCCATCTTCTCGAGCGCGTCGACGATGCGGCGCATGTCGGCTGCCGTGGGGGCCGTCTCGCGCGTCACGAGCGTGGTCGACACGCCCTCGAGGTGCGGCTGGCGGTCGGGATGCTCGCCGCACCAGTCGTCCTCATAGATGGCGGGCCACCATGCCGGGGTCTCTTCGGCACTCGCTACCTGCGGAGCATTGCGACGGCATTCTCGCAGTTTCGTCTTGTTTCTCGTCCGAAGTGGAGCCCAGCACCATGGGCACGTCTTGCAGGTTGCGTCGCTCACTTCGTCCCCCTCTCGGTCACACGGAGGAAGAAGTCCCCACTGCCGACCTCCACGAGGACGAGCGGCACGTCAATCGAAAGCTTCAACAGAGCCAGCATCTCGCTGTTGGTGCTATGCAGGGTAAACGCGGCGGCGTTGTCGAAGCACTCAGCAGTGACTTTCATGAGTTCGCTCATCACGCCACCGCCTTCTCGCCGGGCCCACGGACGCCGGTCTTCACGTCCGTGACCCACCTTTGGAGGTAATCGATCACCTTCGGCGCCTTGGTCTTCACGAGCTCGTCGCGGTGGGCAATGCCGAACTCCTCGGCCAGCGCGTAGCGCCATTCGTCGGTGCCGACGCCGAGCCGCTCCAGCTCGCTGCACTGCGCGCCGATGCGCGTCAGCTGCGGGGCCGTGATGCTGCCGACCTTGTAGGGCTTCTCCTTGGGCGCCTTGGCCTCCGCCGCCTTGTCCAGCTCGGCGTCCAGGTCGCCGAATCCGTCGTCATCGGCCTCGGGGGCATGGGAGGCCGCCGCAGGTGCGGCGACCTCCTCAGCGGGCTCCTGCGTGGACGTGGCAGGCGGCATGAAGTCGGCAGCGGAGACGTCCGGGTAGGTCGGGAATGGCACGGCAGCCGGGGCGGTCGGCTCCGGGGGCGGCGGATCGGCGAATCCGGCGACGATCTCGAGCAGGCGCTCGTACTCGGCGGCGGGGAGGCTCGTCAGGTGCTCGCCGTCGCCGACGTCTCTGCCGCTGAGCACGCCAAGGAACCAACTGGACGCGCGGCCCTTGGCGAAGAGGTCCTCATGGAGCCGCCGGGCTTGCGCCTGGGTGATGGTGCCGTTTCCGGGGAGAGCTGGGGTCGCGGCGACTGGGGGCGGCGGCGGCGCTGCGGCCTGCTCACGCTGCTGGTCTTGACGGACGGCCTGCGGTTGTGCCGCCGACTCCTGTGTGCCCGCCTCGTTGTCGGCCTCGTCGCCTGCCTCGATCATGAAGGTCTTGAGCAGGCCGTTCTTGAGCGCGTAGGAGAGTGCCTTGCCGCTGCCCTTGTCGTCCGTGTCGACGCCCTCGCCCGGGAAGCTCACGCTGTAGGCGTCGGTCGGGTCGTCGACGTTCATGAAGGTGAGGCGCAGCACGAGCGTCGTCTTGTAGCGCGCGGCGCCCTTCGCCGTCGCGCCGATCTGCTCACAGCCGACAGAGCTCTCGTCGATGCCGGTCATGAATCCGACGCCATGCTTGACGAGGGCCGGGCGCACAAGCGCCACCACGTCATCGTGCTTCACATACTTGAAGCTCGGGCCGCTCTGCGTCTTGCCTCCTTTTTGAATGTATGGCACTTCGCCCATCACGGCCAAGAGGCGCGCGGCGAGCGTGGGTGGTCTGATCTCAGTCATGGTGTGTACCTCCGTGAGCCGCGCGTCAGTGCGTGCGCGGTGAGTAGGTGATTTCTTCTTCGCAGCCAGGAACGTCGCCGCCGTCCCTGTACCACTTGGCGATGCGAGCGGTGTCGAGAATCCAGTACGCGCGCGGGATCTTCGCCTCGTCGACGACCTTGTAGTCGCGGTGCTTGACCATGCCGACAGTGCCGGCCTCGGTCTTCACGACAGCCTGGACGACGGGGATGACCGCCGGCGGGGCGACCTGGACGGGTGCAGGCGCCGGCTCCTCGCCGCGCTTGACTGCCGCAGCCGCCTCGGCCTCAGCCTTGGCGCGGGCGACGAACGCCTCGCGCTCGATACGCTCGGCCTCGCGGCGGGCGGCCTCGTCGGCGTCGATCTTGGCCTTGTGATACACGCCGGTCTTCTTGCCGATGGTGTCTTTCGCGGTCTTGAAGGGTTCGTAGGCGTCGTTGAACGCGGCGTCGATCGCGTTGCACTTGGCGAGCGGCTCCGCCTTCACCTCGTCGTGCCGGGCCTTGGCCTGCTTCAGGCCCTTGGTGACGATGGCCAGCACGAACTTGGCGCCGGCGTCGGTCACGTCGTCATGGATGACGAGGGCCTCGGCCTGCGTGGCGAGCTCTAGGCCGGTCTCGCGGATCTGTGCTGCTTCGAAGTCGTAGCTCTGGATCTCAGTGCTGGGAGTCATCGGTCTTTCCTCCAGTCGTCTTCATTCATGCAGTCGGCGCAGCCGCCGCGCCCGTGACAGGTCGGGCAGTTGCCGTCGAGGTCCGTGACGGTGACGTGGACCTTGGCCCAGGCGCGAAACTCGGGGTTTGAGTTCAGGCGGCGCGCGAGCGCGATGCCGAACCCTTCGGGGGGGGCGTGGCCGGCGAGCGCATCTTCAGCCTCGGCCTCATCACTTGCCTTCATCACGTCGGGATAGTTGCGGGGCTCGTTCATGCCGCCTGCTCCCGAATCGAGCAGGGACAGGCCGTGGCCGTGAGTGACTCGCCGAAGAGGGCGAGCTCCATGGCGATCTGGCAGTGCGGATCGTCGCAGGCATCGGTGGTGACGAAGATGCAGGAGGCGCAGCCGAGCTCGTGACCCGCCTGCCACGGGGACAGGGCGATCATGGCGTCGGCCACACGATCGCCAGCAGGACGCACAAGGCGATGAGTCCAGCGGCCGTGAGCAGGAAGTAGAACGTCCACACGGCGGCGTCTGAGAGGGTGAAGCGAGGCTTGCGATTCCAGCGGCGACGGGCGGTACGCGAGGCTGGGATATTGCGCAGAGCCGTTTTCGTGCTACTGTTAACGGCAACTGCCTGGGGTTCTTTGCGGTTCTTCGGGTCAGCTAGGGCCGGGCGCCGTACCAGCGGCTGCTCGGCCCGTCTTTTACGGGCCATCTCTTGCTCCTATCGGTCGTTCACCCCTAC